TAGAAGCGTTTCTAGATAATGTTGAATAATTATGAAAACAATATAAAATCATTTTTCTATATTTTATAAGAAAATGATTACAAGGAAAACTAATAACAGAATTGTTTCATCTAAAGATAGTGAAAGTTCTGATTCAATAGAATATTCTGATAATGATGCAGAAGCTCAAGCTGAAGCAGAAACAGAAGCAGAAACAGAAGAAACAGAAGAAGAATTAAAACAAAAAAAAGAAGTAGTACAAAAAACTATGTATCAAAACGGAAAAGATGTAGTTACTAATTATTGTAGTATTATCATAACAACAGCTAAGTCAACAACATATATTATTTATGATGCTGTTAAAATTTATTTATTATGGGCACTTCTGCATTATTTAGCTGCTCATTATTATGTGCCATTTTGTTCACCTTATGGAATTTGGGGTTTTATTATTACTCCTATTCTTGCAGCTACTCCTCAATGTAAGGCATTGCGTTGGATAATTACAACTGGTGGTAATACAATGGAAACAATGTGGGTTATTTTTGGAGTATGGGCTTGTTCTCAAGTGATTCCATCTACAATTAGTAATGCTGCAAATACAGTAAATGCTGCAGCATCCACAGTTGTTAACACAATTCAATCTTCAAATAAACCACAACCCAAATACAATACAAGGTCACGGTCACGAAGTTATGACTATATAAATGATAAGCATAATAAAAATTAAACAAAATCTAGAAAATCTAGAAAGAGTAAATATAATATTTGAAAAGATATAAAGACAACACATCATAATAGGTTATAATATGCCAAGAAAGCAAACTACTACACAACAACAATCGCAAAAATCTCAAGTTAAGTCATCTGTTGAACCAAAGAGAAAGGGATTATCATGGTCTTCAAATGAGGTAAATCGTCTTCATAATGAGTATGAGTTGAAGGAGCTATCTGTTTATCAAATTGCAGAACTTCATAGTAGAGGTGTTCGCGCTATTCTCCACAAGTTGGCCGATGAAGGACTTATTTCAAGCACTTGGTCTGATGCTCGCGGGTGGGATTTTGTTGCAACTGAAAAAAAGGCACTACCTGCACCAGTTAAGAGAGCTAGAAGAGTACAACCTGTTTTGACAGTTGATGATACACATGATTATACAGGTTCTTGTGATGAAACAGAGACAGATAGTGATGATAGTCATGATAGTGATGAGGAATACACATTGGATGATGCCAAGAGGGATTATGATCCTTTTTCTATGCGCGATAAAGTTGAGTTCTTTAAGAATTTGATTCCTTCTTCCTTGTATCGTTAAATCTATTGATTGATATTGAACAATATTGTAAAAAATTAATATTAGTATAAATTTAACATTATGATTGGTTATAATAATGTTAAATTATTGATAAAGTTGACTTTTATTTATTAGTACCTCTTTTGCTACATTCTTTATAATTTTATTGAAAAACTTTTCGTTTTCTGCATCATCAATACCACCAGAAGACTTATTCATAATCATCATATATTGTTCATTTTTCTTTGAACTAGTATCAATCCATTCTGGATATGTTTCTCTCCATTCTTTCATCTGTCTCAAATTTTTACCTGTAATATGTTGAATAACTTTTTTCATTTTAGGTTTATCTTCCTCATCTTTAACCCATATTCCATTATCTTTAATATATATCACTTCTCTCTTTAAATCACTACAATGAATTGGTCTCTGAGTAACATCAAGTTCCTTTAATCCTCTGACAAATATGCTTGTAATACCATTTACATATCCAAGAGTTTCCATTGCTTCCAAGTCACTTAATTTGAGTTTAAGTTGAGCAATAAAGTCCATTATATTCAATGCGTTACTACATTGTTCATTCAAGAATACACTCATATTGAATTTATTATTTATTGTATTATTGTTGTCACCATTATGATTATGAATGTTGTTAATGGTTTTGCCTTCTTTTGCAAGTTCAATAAGCTTTTCATTCTGTTCTATTAATAACTCTTTAAACTCTTTATTCTCTTTCATCAAGAATAATATCAATTCAGCTTGTTTGGCTGGTTGATTAAATGTTTGGTTTATTGATTGAAGTTGTTGATTTTTAGAACATCTTTTCAGATGTTTAGAGAGACCAGATGAATATTGGTATTTCTTTTCACAACAACATACATAACTCTTTGAATTACAAACCTTATTTGTGATTTTAGTAATCCTGCTTGTATTCTTTTTATGTTTTGCTGTCAATAAATGCAAACCAAAATCAAATTTGTTATTGGTTTTGGTCTTACAACTTGCACAATAAAACTTTGCGAGATTTGCGAGATTTTGAGTGGATAACTTATCCGTTTCGTTATCCAATCCCGCAATTTGAGATTCTTTTTGAGAGTCTGTATTTTTCTTGCTTTGTTTTGGGTTCTGTTTTGGAAACTGTTTTGGAAACTGTTCTACACTATTCAAGTTAGCATTAAGTAATATAAAATATTCTTGTTCTTTGTTTTTTGCTTCGCATCTGTCAGCACAATTAAAAAAATTCAGAATTTCCATATTCCAATTTTGCCATCCTCCATTTTTTCTTATTGTTTCATATAACTTGCAATTATTATAATTATCATTGCACGCCATCTTATGTTGTGATTTCCTCTGAACAAAATTTGTTGTATGTCCAACATATAAATCTTTTATAGATTCATCTTTACAATGTATTTTATAAATAATTGTATTTGAATAATCTATATCATTCTTAGGCATTATATTATTATGTTATATTATATATTTAAATTATCTTAAAATTATCTTAAAATTTTGCGATTTTATTTTAAGATTTCTCGCATCTTAAAATAATATGCAAAAGTATTCAAAAATTATGCTCACAGTTTTTTAAATGAAAAAATGAAATTTAGAGCATTATGATGACAATTAGATTTTTTGCATTTTTTTTGAAAGTCTAAGTCCCCTTTTGAAAATTGGACATACTATTTTTGTCCATTTTTTAAAAGCCAAAATACTTTATAGACAAGAAAAACAAGGGTTTAGTAGTTGGTTCACCTTACTGAAAAATATGAATATATATGCAATTATTATATTTGCGCAGCATAATGGTGTGTATATTTTGAAGCTTCGCTCAAATAATACACAAAATGGGCGCCCCAGCTTACCTAGAAAACACGTCTCTTTGCATCATTAAAGCATGACTCTTATTTTTTAGGTTGAAATGCATTAGTGATGGCTCTTTGTCCTTGCTTCTGATTATTCGTTTCTCTCAAGAACTCATCAAATAACAAAGTCTTTACTTCGCTATTCTTCAATTTCTCCAATTTATCTTCAAATTTCTCTTCAGCTATTGTCTTCTTCAATTCTTGCACTTCCCTCTTAAATTTTGCAATCTTTCCCTTCTTGTTTTGCATATCCCACATCTTCTCTAATACTAGTGCAAACACCTGCTGAACTGGTTTCATTATTTGATTGGTAATATAATGCGAATAATCTATCTTCAAATTTGCTTCTTTTATATATGTCGGCGTTTCTATCTTCTCTCCCTGAAGTGCCTTTTTGTTCGGATTATGAATGTAGACAAAGGGAATTCTGTCTCCTGAACTCGGTTTATTTCCAGGGTCTCTTGCTGTCATTCTATCAGCTAATACTTTGTGAGCAATCTGCTGCGGATTTTTATAGCCCGACCTTAGCGATTTTGTAATTACTAATTTGTCAATAGGATAAGCCTCATTTACAATGTTCCTCAAACAACTGCGTAAGAATTCTGTGGCCTTTCCAATATCTTGCTCCTTCATCAAGATATCAATTATTCCACCATATACATCTTTTACAATCGGTGCATTATCTCGGCGCTTCAATACAATTCCCATTTCCTTGCGTTTGCATTTTTCTGGGTCATCTTCATAAAGCATCCCGACATAACGCTTCTTTGACAAAAGACAGAATGGCATAAAGGTCTTCTCATATTCTAAGTCATGAGGATTCTTCAAGAATTGAGACGCTAAATGACCTGCTTCTTTTGCTAGTTCAATTGTAATCTCTAGCGCCTTCTTGCCTTTTATTGGTTCGCCTGCTGGAGTCTGCAAGTTGAAGGTGAAGAATACTGAGTCAGTATTATGAACAATAAGATTCCCGATTCCTGCTGCGAAATGATGATTATCTGTTGTCAAGTCATATACATAGCCTTTATATGGAATTTCGGTCATTTCACTTATTACTTCATAACTAGGAGTTGAACCAACCTTACAAGAGAGTAATTCTGTTCCTATTTTACAATCTTTTGGTGATATTTCTTTTCCGTCTGGCATCAAAAGTGAGTGGTCATCTGTAACATCTACTTGACTCCCTGAAGTTGTTTTAATTCTTATCATTTTCTTATGAGATGCCAACTTGTGCTTAATTACTCTATGTATTTGCGTCCATCCAAATTCTGTCCAAACCTTAACATCATCATCTAGTTCACAATATTCCTTCTCTTCTTTTCCTGGTTCTGCACATTTGGTCCATTTTTCCCATTTATTATTATATTTTCCAAAATAAGTAGATAATTCATTAATTTCAACAATAATTGATTTTTTGTTATTTATAAGAATCGGAATTTTTGTCCATTTTGCAACACTATCACCATATATGTACTCAGCTTTTGTCAATACTGGACCATATTTGGATGTCTCACATACTGCGTCACCATAAGTCTCTTCTATAATACGCTTTGCATAAGTCAACAATTTACGACCAGTTGCCGTCGTAGATGCAGCAATATCTTTCTCATAAAATGTGCTCGTCCTTGCACCACACTGACCATATAGCGAATTTGCTGTCACTTTGTACCCGAGCTGACGCTTATCAAGCACATTCTTCATAAACTCGTCAGTTTGTTGTGGTATCAATTTCCTGGTGGTCTTACGAGCTAATAAGAGCTCCTCTAAAATAGACGGCATAATCGCTCTGCTACCTTCAGGAAATTGTGCAAATCGGCAAATCTTGTAGCCACTTTTTACCTTTTCAGCAGCTGAGGTCGCAGATTTTCTCACATATTTGAAAGTATCATAAACAATATCCACATATTCATAACCAGGCAAATTATCATAAATGAACTTTTCACCAGATTCATCAATTTCACCAGTAATTGTTAGGAGTTCATCTTTCAAATTATATTCTTTCGTCCAAACCTTACTATCATGTGATAAATTCTCCGACATCATTGAACTCGGATATAAAGATGCATAATCTACACATGCAACAGGATTGTCTAAATATAAATCACACTTCGGATCTAGAACAATAGCACCTTCATACCCATCATCTGAATCTAACTTCTCTAGAACTGGCATTAATGTACCTTTCTCCCTACATTTCTTCGCTACATAACTGGTGAGCTTAATTCCTTGACCGCGCAAAACTAGGAAACTAATCGGAACGGAACAAATAGAAGCCATTTCTACGAAACCAGTCAAGACATCTACTTTGTTCATCAAATAATGGACGAGGTTACAATCCTGAATACAGTATTTCGCAATGATTGCGCGGTCATCTGCTGTCCCGTTTGTCATTTCAAATATATCCTTCGGACTAACATCATCCTTAGCTAAACACCATCTTACTTTCTTTGAAAAGTCTGGCTTAATTTCACCACTAACACAAAATTTACCTGCAGATTTATCAACAGTTACAACCTGAAATTTAGCACCATTTGCATAATAATCTGTTGAATGACCGATTTCCTCAAAATGTATATAACTACCTTCTAACAGCCCAGTCATATTTCCAGTCTTGATTATAGATTGCTTCAAATTGACATCATAATCAAGTGCTTTCACATAATCACCGATGAAATAACCAGCTACATAATCAAGTTTATACGAGGTAAGATTCTCTTCACGACGGAAGAAGTTGTATAAATCCACTTGAATACGACCATTCATTTTGATATATTTTAAATCATGCTGACCACTTGCAATCTGAATACTTGTTTCCTCAAGTTTGTATTTCTGTGTATCGCGGTCTAAATTCGCACAAACTTCGCCCTTATTACGTGACAGTTTCAAGAATTCCTGTGCACATCCATTTTCTTCAGCCCGACGAAACATGAACTCATAATCAAACCCAAATATGTTATAACCAATAATAATATCAGGGTTTTCATTTTGAATTAGATTTGACCATGCCAATAATACTTCTTCTTCTGTTTGATAACTTTCAAGTTGCGAATTTTCTGTGGAAAGAGGTGAACATGTATTCAGTGCAATACAATGATTCAAATAAGGTTCCTTATCTCCATACTTCAAAAATGTAGAACCAATAAATGTAACCTTATCACCTTCTAATCTAGGAAATACTTTACTCAATGATATGTTAATTTCACTCAACTTTGTTTCACGGTCATATTTCTTATCACATAAAACATCTACTACAGTACCCTCAACTTTAACTTTGGATTTCTTCTTTTTTACTTGATATCCATAATATTCATTTCCACCTTCTTCACCTTCTATATCACCTTCTTCTTGATTCATTGCCTCAAACATATCCTCAATATTCATTTGACCATCTAGTTCATCTTCTTCTTTTTTTACACTCCTTACCAAACTAGTTAGCCATGTTTCTGTTTTCTCAATAACTTTATCCTTAGATGGTTTCATTTTCGGATAGACTAAATCAATACAATTCATTGTAGACATGTAACCAAACGCACACAAAATAATTTCGCGTAATTTTTCACTGCATAATTCATGTGTTAAATTAACAGATAATGATTCAAAATATTCTACAATATTGGTAGCAAGTTTTTTGTAAGATTTTATTGGAATAGGAAAATCGCCGTGACTACTGCTGGCCTCAATATCAAAACTACATATTTTATAAGGCACCCTCATCTCCATTTCATTGAGTGGTAGAATGCTTTTGTAATCAATAATATACTCATATGTGCATGTAGTTTTTTTATCCACTTTGATTTCAATGGTTTTCTTCTTTGGTAATGCTACCCAGCCAGAAGGACTAATATTTTTTATGTGAAAGAATCTGAGAAGAGGTGGTATATTTGCTTCGTATAAATAAGTTTGAGTATTTCCCCATAGGAGTCCATTTTCAAGTAACTTACGATTCTTATCATACCAAAAATTTTTTGCCTTGTTGAATGCCTGTATATTTTCAAAACTGAGGAATAAGAATTTATGTTCTTTACCTCCATCAAATCCATAAAGCTTCTTTTTCTTGATAAGTTTGCATTCACAAATGGAATCTTGATAATATTTTCCTATTTTTTTCTTGATGAAAGAGAGAAATTGCGACTTTGTATTTTGATTCCAAGATTCATCCACTTTTATATAGAAGAATGGTTTGAAATTTTCAACAAGAATTGAACAACTTTCTCCTTGTTCATTGATGCCGAACATCTGAATAACAAATTTTGCATTGTCTTTTTTAACTGAAAAGTTTCCTTCTTCATCAGAACTATCAGTGTGTTCTTTTTCATTGAATACATTGAAATCAAAGATTCTAAAAGATGTTTCCATATTGGTTGTATTAGTCATATTGTCTTATTATTTCTAATTCAATTTTTTATAATTAAAATAATAATATAATAATATATATGAGTACAGATAGTTTACTTTATTTAAAAAATGGTAAAAAAGAAATGCTTTATGAGAAGTTCAATGGTGATATAAGTAAATTAAAATTATATTTTGTGGATAGAAATGGTATAAAAACTGATTTGTATCCTTGTCCTGAACCAACAGCTAGAAACTTAAGGCAAACAATGAGTGTTTTGGGTTCAATTCCTTATGACGATACACAAGATGAAATTCTAGAAGCAACACCATTGAACCCATTTATGGTGATTGGTCGGCAGACGCGAGTAACCCCAAGTAAGGCGCAATCGGCCTCTGCAGGTTATGGAGAAGGTTCTGGAGGAGGTGGTCAAGTCCGAGGAGATGTAGCAGAGGAAGAGATTGCACAGAGTGTAACAGCAAGATCATCACAAGAAATTATTTCTATGTTAACACCAAGGGATTTTATTTTACCTGAGTATCCTAGAGTAGGTTTACAATATTTATATTATGAACCAGGTACTACTAATCTAAAAAAGGGTACATTAGAAACGATTAAAAGAATAGGACCTATGATAGTTTATGTAGTGACTAATGATAAAGGGAGTAAAATAAATGCAAGCGCAATTTTTTTAATCAGAAATCCAAGAGCACATGTTGGTGGTAAAAGATACAAAAAACAAAAAAAAACAAAGAAATCAAAGAAATCAAAGAAATCAAAGAAATCAAAGAAAACAAGAAAATAATTTATTTATTAATTTATTATTTTGGAAGCTGCAATTCTGATTCTGATTCTGCTTTTATTTTTAACTGTTCTTTGTACAATTGCATAATGTTATATTGAATGTAAAATGAAGAAATAACAAATAATAATAAATCAGAAGAACTTCTTACAAGTATTGGTTTGTCTGATACCATTTGTCCATATGTAATCCATAATGAAGATGAAACAATATTCATAATACAAAATAATAATGAATAAGGATTGGTTGATTTTTTTGTATATAATAAATACATAAAAACAAATCTTCCTAAAATAGATATAGATGTAGCAGTATAAGCTATTGTTTCTTCAATCATAAATTATTGAGTAATATAATAATTACAATAAATTTCTTTTTATTATAATTATAAGCAATTATATTTTTATTTTTTCTGGGTTTTGCGGCCATATTTGCAATATTGTTTTTGAGAGAGTCCCTTATGCCATTGTAAAATTCCCTCCTTTATTTTACACCTTTTTACATTTCAAACGCCGACCTAACAACGCAAAAATAATAAAACACGAAAAGTGAAGAAGATATATAAGTGAGTTTTATATAATTGATACTATATAAAAGTCGGCGTTTGAAATGTAAAAAGGTGTATAAAATTATAAAAAAATTAGCAATTTATAATTTTTAATGCATATTTTAAAAAATGAAAAAAATTGAAAACTTTTTCACATTGTAATCAGTTGTATATATCCCCAAGCAAAACAGTTAGAAAACACAATGATCGAAGTTGAACTCAAGGATTTACAAGTTGGACAAACTTATTTCATTCACATGGTTAAGGATGAAGCAACTCACAGTCCTGTTTCTCTCAAGTACAAGGCGGTTTGTGCGGAAGACCACTCGCTGCCTGGTGGATGGTATGATTTTGTGTTTCATTCAGTAAAAGGCATTAATACAGCAGACATCGACGGTAGACTTGGCATTTCGGTTGAAGAAGATCGTTGGGGGCTATACAAGTATTACTTATGCAAAAGTGATGATATTCTTGAAAGGGTCACAAACTATGCATTACAAGGCATTCTTGGCGACTCATACTTTGACGCTAGGTAGCTAGGTAGCTAGGTAGCTAGGTAGCTAGGTATGGAGGGGTTGGATTAACTGTAAAACCATTATATATGGTAATCCCTTTTTTCTCTCAACTTTTTTACAAAGTTTATTATTTGCGTCCATATTTGCAATATTGTTTCTGAGAGAATCCCTTGGGTCTCTTACAATTGATGCTTTTCTTGTATTTTGCTGACCATTTTCTTGCTCTTTTATTTTTGTTAGTTTTGGTTTTTCTTTTACCAGATTTTTTATAACCACCTTTTAGAGTAAAGTTGTATTTCTTTGTATTTTTACTCAAACTAGTTTTAGATTTTTGTTGAATCCATTTTTTTAAGGATTCCTCATCACGGTCTCCACTATATTCATCTACTTTATTTTTATGAATATGTTTAAAGGTAGGAAATCCGAGAGGTTGCTCTCCAATTAATTTTTTCAACCCTGAAAAACTTGTATCATCTAATAATTTTTGGTTGAGTAATACAAGTGCAACATCATCTATATCTAAATTTTTTAAATTATGCCAAGCTGGTTTTGCATTATCACAATGTCCACAACCTTCCATAAAAATAAACATAAAGACATGTTTTCCATCATTAATTAACTCAATAACTTCATCAGCTTTATCTTTATCAGATGTTAATGATTTAGAATCTTCTCCAATAATTATAAATTTATTTTTTTGATTTACCATATAAAATAATAATAGAAAATAAAGATTCCATAAATTATTTTATAATAATTTATCACATATTAATTTATCACATATTAATATATATGACAATATTATTGATTTTAATTTTAGTAACATTTTTATCAGGACTATATTTTTGTGCAAATTATAGTTCTTCTAAAGCAATAGAGGGATTTATAAATAATGGAAAACCAAGATGTCCCAATATCCTTCTTCAAAAAAATGCAAAATTTTATTTATATAATTCCGAAGTTGCAATGGTTCCTGGAGTAAACCCAATTGAATTTGATAATTTAGAAGATTATACTGAATTTATTGAATGGCAACGCAGTAAAGGAATCAGATGTCCTATTCTATATTTACAGAATACTATTGATGCACAAGGAGAATCAGTATATAAAATAAGGCCTGATGTTCATGAACTACAAGGTGGTCTACCACCTTCAACAATAACTTATCCAAGAGCACCAAATCCAACTTTATTAGTAGATGCAACAAGAAATGATCATCCTTATAATAAAAATTCTTATCCTGCATATGATACAACTGATTATTATCAAGGTTCAACAACTCCATTAGATACTATGCAAAACGAGGTAGAAGAAAATTTACTTTATAGTCCAAATCCGATGGATGATAATTGGGGTGGACAAAATTACACACAAAGTCTTGTAGATAGCGGTTATTATGTCGGCAATGAAGTTGAAATTGCCATTCCTTAAAGATTCCTAACTATATTTGCATATTTTTATAAAATATTTATAAAAATATGTGAGCATAATGATCACATATTTTTTGATATTATAATATAAAATAAAACAATCTAATGACTATCTAAATATTTCATAATACTATTCAATGTGCTCTTTGCATCACTCATAACTTTCATTGAAGCTAATAATGCATTATTTGGATTTGGTTTTCCTGGTTCAATGTCAGAACTAAGATCAATTCCAACAGCACTTTTCAACATAGCTAAGTTCAAATAATCATCTAAATTCAATAATATATTTTCATAATCGGCTCTATATTTTGATATTAGTAATGTGTCTTGCATTTCAGTAACTTTTGCTTTCAATGTACTATTAAATTTACTAGAACTTCCACCTACACCATTTGTAGGTGTTGATGAATCACTTGTAGACATATTTGTGGCACCTTCTAAAACTCTTGCTTGTAACTTCAAAAATTTTACTCCATAAAATACTAAAACTCCTACAACTACACAAATTCCAATAAATTTTAAAATGTCTTCATTTGTAGAATTGCTCATATATTATTTATGATACAAAAATTATTTTTTTTTAATTAAATATGGAGAATTCCGCGAATTAAAGACCCAGTAACTTGATCAATTGCGCCTGCTAATAAGTCATCAATGTTTTCAAAAAAATTTCCAGTATCATCAATAAGTGCTCCTATTGTTGTATTGCCAATAGGAGCGCCCCCTAAATAATTTTTAATATTTATTAATGTTTCTGGTGATAAACCTTGTAAAACTCCTATTATTTGACTTGTTTCCGAAATAAATAAACTTGATACTCCTTGTGAAGCAGTAAAAAAACCTTTAACTTGTAAAGCATCATTTTCAAAAGATGTAACCAAATTACTATTCAAAATTTCTTTACTTAAATCTGCTAAACCATCTACAATTAGACTTTCAATATATTCTAATGGATTCCAATTTCCACCTTGAATAATAACCAATATAAAATCACAACCATCAATAACAAAAGTTAAAAATCCAAATAAAATTTTTAGAGGATCAGGGTTTGTAAACATAGTTTCCAAATCAGTTTTTATATTTTTAATATCATCAAATAGTTTTACAGGATTTGGGCATCCATAACTATAACCTTCAGAACTTAAATTATTATATCCAACAATTTCTTTAGCTATAACTGCAAGAAGTTTTAAAATATCTAAATAGACTTGTACATTCTTTGGAACAATATCTGGTTTATTTAAATCCGCAAGTAATATAGCAGCTTGAGCATCAGTATCAGATTGTGAATCTCCTGAAGATACAATAATATTATTATGTGCAGGATCAAGTATACTATTAATTAATTTATTTAAATCAATTATAAAATAACATAAAATTTTAACAATTGAAAAAAATTTATCAACATCCAAAATGTTTGGATTAATTAATATTGGAATTAATCCTATAATATTTTGAATAAACTCTTCTACAGGCACAGCAATTA